GTCCAGTTCATGCAGGTTCATCCTGTGGAGTCTACGTTTACACAAGGACGTACCAACGCGGGACCAACGCAAGTAATAGCTGATCGTTCAGGGTTATCTTCACGTACTGTGTCTCGTTGGATCAACAACGAACTCAGCGCAGAGTACGTTGACGTATACGTAGCGGATAAATTGCTAGATGCGATCGACGAGACTAATGCCCTGATTGACGGCAGGCTGCCTGTAATGGCAAACCCAGCGTTAAGCATGGAAGCGTGGTTAAGTAGGATGAGCGCAAGAGGCTGCATTTGACTTTTCCCGCCGTTTGTGGTAGTGTTCGCAGTTCACCCCATCCCGTAGTCGATGGAGAAAGGCAGGTAAGGCAGGCATGACGGTATCTATGGTGGCTCCGCCACCCGTGCCGGATAAGTACGAAGTCATCCCTATCCACGCTAGCGACGTATCGAGTTTCCTACGTTGCCGCAGGTATTGGGACTGGACCAGTCCGGCCCGGAACAACCTACGCAAGCGCGTTGACATCGAAGGTGTCAATGTAAACTTGTGGTTCGGTAGCGGGATTCACTATGCACTGGAGATGTACTACCATCCAGTGCTTAAGCGTGATCCCGTAGAAGCGTTTGAAACATGGTTCAAGTACCAGTGGGAAGGCGGCGTCGTTACGCAAGATTGGCTAGAACGTCTGTACGATGTTAAGCCAGTCGAGAAGGTGTTTGAGGAAGATCACATTCACCACGAACGCGCATGGACTGTTCGCGGCTTGCGTGACTTGCATCCTGATCCAGACCACGAAGAGTACATGGCATTCCGTGAGCTAGGCATCGGGATGATGACCTTCTATCGGGAGTACGCTCCTAAGAACGATGACTTCGTTATCATCAGCCCCGAGTGCAAGTTCAGTGTGCCGCTTGTCGATCCCGATACAGGTAAGATCATGCAGCGCGTTGACTTGCGTGAGCAGTCACCGAACTACGGCATGGCACTAGAGGTACATGCGCGGGGTCAGCGCGATGCTATCTACTACCGCCCGTCTGCGGATAAGTATGGCATCATCGATCACAAGACAGCGGCAGTGATTGGCGATGATTACTTCGACAAGCTGGAAACAGACCCTCAGTGTTCTACATACATTTGGGCCTCACAGATGGAGGCACATATGTACGACTTGCCATACGGTGATGTCGATGAGGTTCTGTATCAGGCACTACGCAAGAAGGTTCCTACCGAGCCGACTCCGCTTAAGAATGGTACGCCCTCGTTGAATCGCACGGAGGAAAGCACCACAGCGGAGATGTTTGAGGCATACGTGCGTAGTGAGAACCTTACCGTGTGGTTCGAGGATAACGCCAAGGCCCAAGGTTACTACACTTGGCTGCTAGAGACAGGCGACGAGAACTTCATCGTGCGTAGGTACGCATACCGCAATAAGGCAATGGTAGATAATACGGGCAAGCAGCTAGCGATGGTCGCTAAGGAAATGCTGAACCCCAACCTCGATATCTACCCGAATTACACCAGTGATTTCCGTTGTACACGTTGCGCATTTCGGGCACCGTGCGTTGCCGAACAGGACGGTAGCGGTGCAGGCTACATGCTCGACAACGGATACGAAAGGAACAGAGGCAGATGAGGACAGTAGACATCTATGTGGATGAGCTCTATCCATACTACGGTATCAATTTAAAGCATGAACGTGCTAATGTGGAGATTACTGAGACTTTCTACAAGCGGTATCTTCGTGTGAAAGAAACCTTTGAGAAGATGCAGGAGGAATTGGCAACACTGTACGAGAAGGCAAACGCATGAGGACAGTCAAGCTAGAGATGCACATGCCAGGACCACACGATAGAGCACCAACGATGGTGTTCGCAACGGAGGTTGTAGTAGATGAGAATGAAGCACAAGAGGCGGGCATTGCGGCAGGTAAGTTCCTTATGGAGTTTTCCGAGGGTGTAGCCAGTTGGGGTGGTGACGACGACGAGTAACGTATTAAGCCCCGAACAAATCGAGGCACTACTTAACCCGCCTCTCCCGGCAAAAGCACCACAGGGGAGGCAACCGACTGGTAGAGTGGCCGATGTAGTTGTGCGATACTTCGACATCAAGGTAGCGTTCAACTGCACGGTGAAGGAGAACGATGTAAGGTGTAACAAGCAGACGCAGTATCTCTTCTTGGGCGCACCCTGTTGCAAGTACCATCTAGGGTTTAAGCTCCAAGAACTACTAGATTCACCAACCTCAGTAGAAGGGATGTTGTATGGCAACGGCAACCAAGAACTCGATTAGAGAGAAGCTAGAGGTTAAGCCTCCTAGCGAGGTTATCCTCTACTTGAATCTTCTTGTGTACGGAGAGCCGGGGGTCGGTAAGACTTACCTTGCTGCGACGGCTCAGGATTCACCGCACACAACCCCCGTCCTGTTCCTAGATGTGGAAGGAGGTACAACGACGATCCGCCGACGTAAGGACGTAGACGTTAAGCGGATCAAGTCGATTGATGAACTCGTACAGGTACACAAGATGCTCCATGACGAGAACGATGGGTACTACAAGACGGTCGTTATCGACTCGCTGACAGAGTTGCAGAAGCTCGACATGCGGGACGTAATGAAGGAGCTTACACAGAAGCGACCTGACCTAGACCCCGACGTTCCGGGCATGCGAGAGTGGGGTAAGAGTGCAGAGCATATTCGTCGCATCGTTCGGGGATTCCGCGACCTTCCTCTGAACACAGTGATGACTGCACTAAGCAACATCGAACGGGATGAGAACGGCGTGGTACAATACACACCCTCACTACCGGGTAAGCTCAAGATGGAGGTTCCAGGGTTCATGGACATCGTGGGCTATCTCTCAGCGCAGATTGAGAACGAGGAAACGATTCGTCGTATTCAGTTTGCAAAGAGCCGCCGTGTCATCGCTAAGGATCGTACTGACTCGCTACCTGCGATGATGGACTTTCCTACGATTCCCTTGCTTTGGGAATCAATCACAGCCAGCGCGTAACGACAACGACAAACGAAAGGTAACACGCAATGAGTGGTATGCTTGATCTTTCCGGTGCAGACCTTAAGGGCTTTGAGCCTATCCCGGCAGGTGTGTACGATGCAGAGATTTTCAAGGCAGAGATGGGCGAGACAAAGGGCGGTCCCGAGGCTAAGTTGCCTGCGGGTACTCCGCGTCTTAACGTGCAGTTCCGTATCGTTGACGGTGGTGAAGGCTCTCCGGTATATAACCGGCGTGTGTTCACTTCGTTCAACTTCCCCGACGAGAGCTATGATGCAGCGAAGCGTGCTAAGGCACAGGGCTTCTTCGTGCGCTTCATGGTTGCGATCGGCTACGACCAGAAGAAGCTCACGAACGGTAAGTTCCAACTGGATGTTGAGGACTTGGGTGGGCGCGAGTGCCGCGTTGTTGTGGCTCAGAAGCCGAAGTACGGTGGCGTCGAGGGTGAGATGGACAACGAGGTCAAGGGCGTTAAGGAGCGTGGCGAAGGCAGCGGCTCCGGTAGCGGCCTGCTTTAGATAACTAGGTGGGCCATTGCCTACTGCCCGTGGTAGCCGTACACTACGCGACGGGCATTAAATCCTCTTGCGCGAAAGGAGGCTCATTATGAGCATCGACAGAGAGTTTCAGAAGCCTTTTAGTATGCGCTACTCAGATGAGCTAGCGCGAACACAAGGGGGTGACACCACATGCCGAACGTCGGAAGCTACAAGGGCGAAGGCGGTAGCAAGGGCAAGTAAAGCAACACGGGGGGTACACAACGTACCCCCCAATCCCCCTACCTCGGAAGGTAACCATGACAAGAGATAAACGTGATCCGCAAGCTATCGGACTCATCCTGGCCGCAATGCGAGAACAGCAGCCTAACCTTACAGCGAGCGAACGCTACGATCTATACGTAGTTCCTACTCTCGTTGCAAACTACGGTGAGTCACCCCAAGACTTTGAGATTCGTGCTGCTGCAACACTATCGACTAATGCAGTCTAGCGCGTCACAGTGGCTTCTGAACTAAAGACGCTGCAAGCTGCGTTCTTTGACTACCTGTTTGACGGAGAGGTAGGGTACGTAT